ACATGAAAATCTTCAATAACACCCTAGAAAACCAATATTTTACGCCCGAAAACTATGAGCTTGTTTTTGGCGTTGAACCAAACGTTGATTTGTCAAAAAGTCCTATAATTTGCCGCCACGAACAATCATTCGGAGATTTTACTGTTCAAGTAGCGTTCAATGACGTTCCAGCTTACGAAAACAATACTTATCTCGTCCTGCTTTATAAAAATGACGAACTAATTGATAGACTTTACGCTCCAAGCCACAAGCCTGTTCCTCCTGTTTGGGATAGAGTATTTAGTATTGGCATTGATTACTTCGATTGGGTGATGATTCAAAAAAGAGTCAAGTCAATTTTGACTAAATTCGGTTATGAACTAGAAATTGATTATTCGACCGAAAATAAAGGTTTCTGTTTTACAACACAACCAATAGAAGAATGCCTCCGCCTTATTGAAAATGGAGAATCTTATCAAATCATGGAATTATTTCCAGATAAAGAAGGAAATAAAGAAATAATTAATAAAATTGTTGAAGCGGCCAAAACTTTTAATCCAGAATAATATGATGTATCTCCACGCCAGAACCAACAGACAAGGTTCAGAAGTTTCCACTCCTCTTGATGTTTCATACGAAGAGTGGGCCGAAATGACCGCCGAACAACAAGACGATCTTGTTGCAGAAGCATTAGGTGATTTGGTCGAATCATGGGTGGAGGATAAGTATGAAGAATAATGACTTTCAATATTTAGAAGACCATGCGGCGAATTCTTTTGAGAGTTTTCTTGACGCTTTAAAAGATGTGCGCGAACTATATCCACTTCCAGATGGCCAAATGTGGGAATGGGATGACGAAAACATGAAATTCCGCAAGGTAAAATTGCCAGAAATGGAGTGGTTGAATTTTGAAGAACCAAATGACGAATTAACATGACTCACGAAATAGTAGTAAAAGTAATAGGCTTCAAAAAGAAAGAAATTTTAGCGGCGCTTTCTTTTATTAAAGAAAGATTGGTGGAGATTCTCCGTTAAAAAAGTGATGGTTAATTCATATAAGGTAACGATTTCAGGCGTGGCAAGGTGCGGGAAAAATTTATTCGCACGTTCCGCTGTAAAGTATTTTCGCGAGTTTGGCATTTTTGCCAAAGAATATTCCTTCGCTTACGAATTAAGGAAAGAATGTAATCCGTTCACTCTTTTGAGTTTCGGAATCTCCGCTTTTACAGAAAATGACGACGAGAAAAAAATAATTCGGCCACTTCTCCTCTGTGTTGGGACTCAAATGTGGCGTAACCTAGACGTTGACCATTGGGTAAAAAAGGTTGACGAGGCTATAAATAATGACCCACATCCCCATATCGCGGTATTAAGTGATGGCAGATTCAGCAACGAAATCGAGTGGTCAAACAAAAACGGCACAAGCATCCACTTAACCAGAACAAACAACGGAATTCCTGTCCCACCAAACAACAAAGACGAGCAAGAAAATGATCCACTTGTAAAAAATCTTTGCAAATTTCATCACTCATGGGAAACTTTCGGTAGTGGTTTCGAGGATTCTGGTTACTATAGCGTTGCGAACTTCCTGAAAGAAGCATTTTCGCCCGAACAAATTTCCCAATGGCAAAACGATTTTCCGATCCCGACGCAGAACTAGCTCTTAAAGTCAAAGAGACTGGAGACAACGAGGCAATGAAGAAAATTCTTGACTCTCACAGCGGCGTGTATTTAATGAAAATTGAGCGTTCTCTACCCGACTGTTTCCCCGAAAAACAGCAAATGATTGAAGACCGCCTCTACAAAATGTGGGAATACACGCGAGACTTCGACCCAAATAAAAACATGAAACTCTCAACTTACATCGGACAACGCGCCATGTGGGAATGCTTGAATATCTTTAATCGTTCACGCCAAACAGAAGAGTTGGACAACACTTTAGAATTTTCATACGAGCAAGAATTTGAGAACCTAAACCAAGAAATGTTGGCGGAAATTTTTCTTTTGGCCGAAAATTACGGCGATTCCCGTGCAAGAAAGATTCTAGAATTACGTTTCAACAGCCAGAAACCAATGCCGTGGAAAAAAATTGCCGCAAATCTTGGTTTAAACACTAACACTGTTATCAACATCCACAAGAAATTTTTATCCGCCGCCAAGAGGAATTTGAAGAAATATGAAATTGACTCTTGACAACCTGCCCAACCTAACTTAAAGTAAGACCATGACCAAAGTAACAATCAAAGCCCTATCTGGCGAAACTAACGCCGAAAACCTCAAAATCCTTGATGGAATCGACTGCCAAGATGACTTTGTAGAGTATCTTGATGAAGATTTCGCGGCGAAACTTGGTTCTGGATACATGTCTTTTAAGTTAGAAGACGGCAAACTCTATACCTTGACTGAATACTCAGTAAGAGAGACTTTGACACAAGAAGAGCTTGACAAACTGGCCGATTATACTCAAGGCCAATGGTCTGATGGAATTGGAGAAGGTTTTGAACAATTTGGCTGCGCCGAAGAAAACGGCGAAGAAGTCTTTGTTTCTCCTTGGTATTCTGACCAAAAGCTAGAAATTATCGTAGAATAAATTTAACCCCAAACCCTAAAAACACACAAAACATATGCCAGTACCCGCCTCAATCATTGGAAATCTCGGAGCAGACCCAGAACTCCGCACAACATCTAACGGAACTAAAATCGTTGAACTCCGCATCGCCTCCCAAGATGGCAAAGATAAAACCTCTTGGTGGACCGCGAAGTTTATTAATTCAAAGGCTGGAGAAATCGCCGAAAAGTATGCCAAAAAAGGCTCTAGCGTTGTAGTCTCTGGTCTTCTTGAAGAAGAAACATGGGAGAAAGATGGCCAAAAGAAGAGCAAAATTGTTCTTAACGCCTCTACTCTTAATTTCCTAAGTTCTGGTAAAAACGGCGAAAAGTCATCTGCGCCAAAGCCAACCGCTAAGAACCAACCTCAACCTCAAACTCAGGATTCTGGAGATGAGCTTGACTCAGAAAGCATACCTTTTTAACCAAACGGGCGGCGCTTGAGTTTGGTGGGCCTTAAATGGCAGGCTAAACAATAATAGCGAGTTAACCCGCCACCATTTTCTAAAACATGAAAACGCTATTTTTTCTTCTACTTTCCCTCTCCTGTCTAGCTGGAGATTTGAAGGTAACAACTACGCCCGCCAAATCCTATACTGGTGCGAGTTCAACCTCCGTAATTAAAAATTCGGCAGGAAAAACAGTCGCTACGGCCACAACTGTCAATCGGCCAAGTTACGCTGGCGGCGGAACAGTTACAACTGTTAAGAATTCATCGGGCAAAGTTTCTTCTGTTGTGACAACAGTGAAGAATAAAGTTCCTGGCGGTGGAGAAATTTCAACGGTTAAGAAGAAGTAGGGTTATTTGTTAATAGAGGCTGCTTATTTATAGACAAGTCGATAAGAATTTTTTCTTTTTTCACTAGCGAAAACTTTCCTTCACACACTTTAACTTTGCCGCCGAGAAGTCTTTCAATTGAAAGTTTTTTAGAAAACCCCATTGTTGATATTATTTCATCATAAAATTTAGCTTTCTTAATAAAACAAAAAGTTTCATTAGTGACTACATTTTTAATATAGATTTTTTCTTCAAAAATCTTTCTTTCTCCATTTTTGATCGAATCTAATTGTCTGCAAAATTTTCTCACTCTTCCTTTCCTTTTTTCATTTATTGTAGGTTGTAGAAACGAAACAGCCCAACCATCGACACATAGGCCAGCTTGCAGTTTTCCGAAGCTTCTTCTTGGAAGATTGTATTTGTCGCAAAATAAATGACCTTCTCCATCAAATACTTTCTCTGTAATACCAGAGGAATGAGTCACAATCCAATACCTTATGACTGTATCTGGCAACGTCCAGTATCCACAAGAGTTAACTTTTTCATTTATCACTTGACTTAAATTGCACGCTTTTAGACCATGTAATTTAGCAAAATCTGCAATAATATCTACCTTAACGATTTCTCCAGTTTTTTGATTTTTTAAAAAAACATCTTTTACTTTTCTTCTCCGCTTCCCCTTCCTTAGTCTTTCTAATTCAGAAATTTTATAATTCTTACCGCCGCTAAGAATATTATACCCCAATGGTTCAATACAATTAAATTTACATATATAAAATTGCTCCAACTCATTTAGCTTTTGTATCGAAAAAACATTTTTTTCTAAAATTTCAACGGAAAAATTTTCCTTTCCATATTTTTTCGCGGCGGATTTTAAATGCCTATTAGTGGTAGCAGACCACCATTTCCTCTGTATCTGTTTTCAAAAGAGGAGGTAGATTGTCCAATATATATCTTTTTGTTGACCAAATTTTGTATTTTATAAATAATCATCGTTGCTGGCGTTATAATAACGCATATGATCTTAGAATTACCTATAAATTCCCTAAGTCTTGGCTATGTCAGCGTTAATCTTCTAAGAGAATTCTATTCTCGCGGTCAAGAAATCGCTATTTTCCCGATAGGAGATGTGGACTTGTCAGCCTATCAAGTCGATCAGAAGTTTGCCGACTATCTTAGTAAAAGCATTAATAATAGATTCTCATACTTAAAAAAGGACGCCATCTGTATTAAAAATTGGCACATCCAAGATTCGGATAGATTAAGAACTCATAATCAAATCCTTCTTACTTACCATGAAACAGATAAAGCTACAGAAGTTGAGAAAACTATTGTAAACCTCCAAAAGAAAACTCTTTTTTGCGGGAACTACTCAGAAAATATCTTTAGATCGGCGGGATGCGATAATATAGGTTCTTTTTCTCTTGGAATTGGGTCAGAATACTTCAAGGATGACAAAAACTACTTTCCCTCAAGGGTGCATTGGGGCTTATGTCACAAATGGGAGTACAGAAAATTAACAGCTAAAATCGTTTCGCTTTGGGTAAAAAAATACGGAAACAATAGGGATCACTGTTTGTCGCTGCTTGTAAACAACCCATTTTTTTCTCCAGAAGACAATCGGAGGTTGATCCAGCAGGCTTTGGGAGGCCAAAGATTTCACAACATTAATATTCTGCCAAGACTATCAACACACGCAGAACTTAATCAGTTTCACAATGCAATAGATATTGATTTGGGCGGAATTGCCCCATCTGAGTCTTGGAATTTGCCGCCTTTTACATCTACGAGTCTTGGGAAATGGGCGATTGTTACAAATTCGGCGGGGAATAAAGCATGGGCGAACGATCAAAACTCAATCATGCTTGAACCAAGCGGAATGCGACCCTCTCACGATGGAGTTTTCTTTAAAGACGGAGGAATTTTCAATCAAGGACGATTCTTTGATGTTTCAGATGAGGAAATTTTAACCGCAATGGAAAAAGCCGAAAAATTCGCCAAAACACCCAACCCAGAGGGTGAAAAACTGCGCGAAACTTTTTCGTATAAGAAAGTAGTTGATAATATTCTTAAGCAACTGTGAAAAACAAACTTTTAACCATTTCCTGTGATAGTTTTACTTTTGAGTCCGCTCTTAAAAACGTGGATGAGGAATCTTTGAAATGGTCTATTTCTAAGTTCATAGAATATATTTCCGACGAGAAGAATGAAGTTTCTAGAGAAGACTTAAAACAACTCGGCCAAAATATCTCAATTCAAGATGATCCAGCAAAATCACTTGACAACATTCTAAGATAACTCTAAATTACTACCATGAACCTACCTAAAATCTCTAACTGTCTAGTTGAACCATATTATCCATATTCTTGGCCGTATCTTGTTAGGCCATACGAAATATGGATTGGCGATTTCCCGCCGCTTGAAGACAAAAAGCGCAAAGACGACCTACAAAAGGGTTGGGCCAAGACTTTGGAAAGGCTTCAAAATCCAACTACAACAACAACCACAACAGGAACAATTTTTGACAAACAGGTTTGGTTTAACAACCTAGACGGCGGACAAACTTTTCGTTTAGAAGTAGTTGGCTACGGCCAAGAACATATTTCCGCCGAAATCAAAGATTCTATTTTGCACGTTTCTGGCAAACGCGGCCAAAAATCCTTCAACCAGCAATACCAAATCCCATCACCCGAAAAGCTTGATCTAGACAGGATCACCGCCAAAGTAGAGCACGGATTGCTGGAAATCGTCTTTCCGCCGAAGAAAACAGAAGTTAAGAGTATTAAAGTGTTGTAAAATGCCTCAAGCAACTCTAACCTTTAATCTTAATCTCCCCGAAGAATCCGCCGAACATCAAACAGCAATCGACGGCTGGAAGTGGAGAACAATAGTTGACGATATTCTCCAAAACCTCCGCCAAGACTTAAAGCACAATCCTGAAAACTTGACTGCCGACCAACAAAGAGTTTTGGAAAACATGCGAGGATATATCCACCAACGACTAACCGAGGAGAACTTAAGCCTTGACTACTGACGAAAAACGTGAAAAAATATTTTTGGCCGTTTTGGATTATTCTCAAGCTTTCGGCTGGGAAGATGATGACGGTAAATATCAGTTAGCTACTGGCGAAAGCGTTTATCAGCGTGACGAGATGCAAGTTGACGGGTTGGAGCTAATTTGTGAATTGTTAGATATTTTGAACGACGAAAGTTAGTATCCCCGAAATGGGAATCTATATTTATCATCACGACGAAAAAAACGAAACCGTTGAAGTTGTTCAAAAAATGAACGACGTTCATGTTTACTCAGGAGTGTCTGGAAATGAAGAGGGATGGCGGCGCGTTTACACAGTGCCTCAAGCTTGTGTAGATTCAGATTTCGACCCAAGAAACAAAGACGAATTCATCCGTCGCGGCGCAAAGTATAGCACTTTGGGCGACCTCATGGATAAAAGCCGCGAATTATCCGAAAAACGAGCCGAAAAAGAGGGTTTTGATCCAAAACGCCGAGAATTCTTTGATGAGTACGCTCGCGCTCGAAAAGGAAAGCGACATCCACAAGATTTGCCAAAAAAGATCGACAGTAAATACGCAACCGTTGACCTAACGGCCAAAGATTAAATTTCAGAAGCTTCCTCAAAAGCTTCGTCTATCTGGCTCTTAGAAAAGCCAACAATAGCTCCAATAGCTTCAATCGCTGGATGATCGCGCCGAAATTCGTTGGCAAATTCCCATTCAATTTGGACTGCTTTACTAGCAGAGGCAATGGCCGATTCAACAGTTGCTAAAAGATTTTTTCTGTTTAACCAAAGTCTTAATTGTCTTTGAGTGCATTGAGGAATAAGGCTTCCAGCTTCCCATAGTTTTTTTAACCTGATGTTTGCCGAAGAAAAGTCTTCATTTGCAGAAATGATGGAAGCTCCACTTGGAGAAATTTGAAGAGTTACATTTGAAAGACCAAATGTTTGCTCTACATCTTTTGCTGTTAAATTTTCAATCATGGTGCGCGAATAATTTGAACGGGAGAAATCTGCATTCCTACATTACTAGAATCAGAACCATTAAGTGCTTCAACAGCAATTCCAAATTGAGAAGTTCCACTCGTTGGTCCGCCAGTTAAAGTTGTTGCGAGAGAGTCATTTATGTAAAAATCAACATTTCCAGAGCCATCGCTTTGGATAACTACAAAAATAGTATTTGCTGCTGATGCAGTTCCGATAGAAGACGAGTCGTTTCTTGTTGTTCCATTATGGACTTGCCCAACAATAGAAGTATTTGCGATACAAATTCCTACTCCTCTGCCAGATAAATCTCCAGAAGTTGTGCTGTTTTCTCCTATTCTTATAAATAATTTTCCATTTGTGGACGAAAAAAGCCAAATAATTGCAAATCCAGCAGTAAACCTTTTTGAGAAATCACAGTAATTCGAAAATGTTCCTCTTGCTAGAAACACCGACCCAATAATTGTAGGAAATGCTAATTGTGATCTTGAGTCAGAGGTTGTCCCTGATCTTACATTTCCTGCGAAGTTATTACTGTTGGAATTTCCGCTTCCAGTTGTAGTAGAAGTCGTGTTTGCACTTGACCAAAAATAATCCCACCTGCAAGGATGGGCAAATGTTCGATCAAGCAGAGCCGAACTTCCATCTCCAATTTCCAAAGCTGTTCTCATTGCAGAAGCGTTTGCTGACTGCATAAAAGAATCTACTGCTGAACTAACCGTTAAGTCTGGCATATTATGGTCTTATGTAATTTGAGCCGTCTGGGCGTTTATAAGTGGAAATTCCATCGGGCTGAAAGTAATTATTAATTGTTGCCAAGCCACCCAAAATGACTTGTTTAAAGTTTTTTGAAAGTTTTAGGCCAAATCCAATCATTTAAAAGCTTGAAGTGCTCCTGTGGTTAAGCGAATGCTTGTAAAGTTTCCAAGAAATTCATAAGGAGGGGTTAAAGTTTTGCCCTCAAGATAAGAAATACCTTCAATAGAAGAATGTCCAGTAATTCCAGCAATTATAGTATCGGCATCAACACTTCTAAAAGCCTTCCAGCCTTGAGTTCTAGAAAATATGCCAGTTCCCGTAATAAAATCACTGCCGAGCAATCCGCCAGCAGAAGCACTTAATGTTTGTAAAGAATACATGGTTTTATTTGGTAGTTACACCAAAAACCTTAAATCCGCCGAACTTCACAATAATCAACCTCAAGCGGCCAAATCTTCTTTTTTAGGCCAGAAAGCGCCAGAACAACCATTAAAATTAAAACTTTAATCATAAAAAATAGATTACACTAGTTAGTATAGCGGCAACCCCCAAATACTACAGATGCGCCACTCTTACTACAAGCCAAATAGCAAAATTACAGGATGCGGAACCACTTTTTATCTTTCAAATGAGCGAGATTGCGTGTTCCTTAACATGATTCAACAATCAGGCTGGAACGATCAAACTAAAAAAGGCTCATTCAAAGACAATATTGGCAACCCCGAAAAGAGCATCAGCGTAAAACTCAACGTTGATGAATTGGGTGGAATTTTGGCCGCTCTGAAAACTTTTGGCGAATGGAATGCTTTCCACACTTTTGCTGATAATAAAACACAGCTTAAATTTGCCGTTTGGGACCGCTCTCAACTCAAGAAGCCAAATGCCATGTCCTTTGTTGTGACGAAGAACGGATCGCTGTCATTCAAGACGTTTTTTGAACCAGGAGAAGTGGAGATTCTAAAGATTTTGTTTACGGAATGTGCTAAAGAAATTATGTGGGCGAAATCTGCGAAACAAGAAAAGGACACTGAATAATGTCCCGCCAAATTAAATTCCGCGTTTGGAAAAACGGCAAAATGACTTACTCAGACGAGTTTGTTCATTTTTATGAGTTTTTCGAAACTTTAACGGATGAAGAAAATAATTGTCAACAATTCACTGGCTTGCTGGATAAAAACAACAAGGAGATTTATGAAGGAGACATTGTAGAATTCTACTTTGGCTATCCAAATCAGACCGATAATACTTTCTACAAGTCAAAAGCAGAGGTAAAATTTGAAGGCGGCGCATTTTGGCCGCGCCCAATTCTTGAATACAACGACGATGATACTTGGTATAATTACGAACTAAAAGACTTGAAAGTGATTGGCAACATTTTTGAGAATCCCTAACTTTTGAAGTGAAGAAAAAACTCCTAGTATTTAGTAACTTTTCAAGGCTCCATACAGGCTTCGGAGGCAACAAAAAACGCATCCTCCGCTGGTTTCATAAACAGCCAGATTGGGAAGTCGTAGAAGCCGCCGCTGGAATTCCTTGGGACGCTCCAGAATGTTCTCGAATGCCTTGGAAGTGCTATGGCACGGCCCCGACTATCGAACAACAACAGCAAATCTCCCAAATCCAAGACGAAGGACAAAGAAATGCCGCCGCTCGAAACGCCTCCTATGGAAACATGCGGATTGACGAGATAATCAAATTGGAAAAACCCGATTATTTTTACACATGCGAGGACAGTTGGGCTTTTGATGATGTGGTTGGTAGGAAATGGAACGATGTTTTGCCGACACTTTATCATGTAACTTTTGACAGTTTGCCGCTATTGCCTTCTCAAATCGACATGGCGGCGAAATGTCCCTTGTTGTTTCCTTGGGCGAATTTTGCCACGGAAGAATTTAAGAAGCTAGACTATAACCATGTAAAAACTCTCGCTGGAACAGTTGACCCCGAAGAGTTTAAGCCAATCACAGAAGACCGCCGAAACTCCCTAAGAAAAAAATTTGGATTAGAGGATACTTTTGTTTTTCTCAAAATTGCTAGAAACCAACTTCGTAAGCTTTTTCCGAATTTAATGGACGGTTTTGCCCTATTCAAGAAGAGCAATCCTCAAATCAAGGCCAAACTGTTATTCCACACGCATTGGGGAGAAGGCTGGAATCTTCAACAGTTAATCAAAGATAAAAATTTAGACCCAAATGACATTCTAACGACTTACTATTGCCGCGAATGCCGCCAGTGGGAAGTTCGGCCATTCATCGGTTTAGATCAAGACTGCCCTCTTTGCGGCGCAAAAAAAAGTTATTCCACCTGCTCTATCACACAAGGAGTTTCAGAACAAGATATTTGTGATATTTACGGGTTGAGTGACTTAGTATTCAATTTGGCGACTAGCGGGGGTTTCGAATATGCCGCTTGGCAGGCTAAAATGTGTGAAAAGATTATCGCTACAACAAGCTATTCTTGTGGACTTGATGCTTGCACAGAAGAAAGTGGAGGTTGGCCTATTGATTGGTCGTCTTATATGGAACCAGGAAGCCAATTTATCAAAGCCACATCCTGCCCAAAATCAGTTTGCGCCGCGATGGAAAGATTCGTCTCTATTTCTCCAAAAGAGAAGAAAGAAACAGAAGCTCGCGCCCGAAAGTTCGCAATTGAATGGTGCTCAACAGATAAGGTTTGCCAGCAAATCAAAGAAACTTTTGAAAAACTGTCGCCCGCAAATTGGGAAAACTTTTCATGGGAACCCCAACCCAAAAATCCTCCCCACAACCCTCCTCAAGGACTTTCCCCCGAAGAATTCATCCTCGACATTTTCAAAAACATTCTCCACGAAAAAGTTGACAAAAACACCAGCCACGTTAAACACTGGACCGAACATTTGAAGAAAAGCGGCGACTTTAATGGCGTATTGCAACATTTTCGCAATCTTGCGGCCCAACATAATGCTCAACTACAAAACAAACCTGTTGATTTAGCCGACTTGCTTGATAAAGATGATGAAGGCAAACGTGCCTGTATCGTGATGCCAGAATCGGCGGGGGATTTGGTTATTGTTAATTCTCTATTGAGGAAGTTTAAGAGTTTGTATCCTGAGTTTAATCTTTATTTCTTCACGAAGCCTGAGTTTTTTGAATTGGTGGAAGGACACGAATCAATTCACAAGGTTCTTCCTTATTCGCCAGTGATGGACAACATGTTTTTCCTAACGGGAGCCAAAGATCATCGCGGTTATTTTGAGATGGCTTTCATGCCTCATTATTTAACACAAAAAACGATGTCTTATCAAAATGGAAGATACGAATGTCGGGCCGAATGGTTAAACTAGCTATGAACAATTACCCCATCCAACTATCAAGCTGGATGAATTCTCTTGAATTCCAAGCTGCCTTTGCCTGCTTTGACAAAAATAAGAGAAAACACAACCTTTCCAAAGAAGACCTTCAAATTTTGGCCGAAGAATCTCTAAAACTCTCAGAAGAAAGAAAGCAAAGCGGCAAGACGCCTAATTTAGATTATTTAATTCAAAAGCTAGGAGAAAAATTCAAAAACAAAGGTTGAATCGCGCCACAATGGCGTGATTTTTGTCGCGATTTTGACGTGATTAGAAATTGTGGAGGTTAATATACCTCACATATGGCTCATCTTTTAAGCACTTATGCCAAGTACCTTGGCGTTGTTCCAACCGAAAAACCCATCTTGAATGATAAGTTTTTTCCTCTTCCCTCTAGCAAATATATTGTTATTCATAACGACAACAAGCTTCCTAGTAAGTTTTATGACTATTTCGAGGAAGTAATCGCTCTCGCCAAACCAATTCTTCATCGGGCGGGTTATCAAATTTGTCAAGTAGGCGGGCCGAATGACCCCAAGATTCCTAACGTGGATAATTATTACTTGGGATTATCATGGGGCCAGTCAATGTTTCTTGTCAAGAATTGTTCTCTTGTAGTAGCCATCGACAGCATAATCGGACACCTTGGGGGAGCATATGAAAAACCAGTAGTTAGTTTGTTCAGTCATATCCCCAAAGAGCAAGCTCATCCTCTTTGGACAGACAAACTCGTTTGTTTAGAACCAGAACTAGGAGACAAAAAACCAAGCTACTCTGCCGTCGAAAATCCCAAAACCATTCGTACCATAAAGGTTGAGAAGATTGTTCAATCTATCTTCGACCTTCTTGAAATTAAAGTAACACTCAACATGAAAACCCTTTATGTCGGCGAAAATTATCAAGAAAAAGTATGGGAAATCATTCCTGACTTTTTCACTGATAACGAAGAATTAAAGAAATCCACCATGCACTTCCGCATGGATTTGAGGTTTGACGAACAGTGTTTGGCCGCATGGTTTTCTAGAAACTATAAAATCAATGTGATTAGCGATAAAGTTTTAAACCTAGACTTGTTGCGCCAATTTAAAAATAACGTTGCCCGCGTTACATTAATCATTAAAAACCACCAAACATTTTCGCCCGAATACTTGAAAAACCTGAAAGCAATCGGTATTCCGCTCGTTTTAATAGCAGAAAGTGAAAAAAACATCTCTCAACTCCGCGAAAAACTGTTTGACTTCACTGTAGAATCAGATGACCCTATCAAACCGCTTGAAAACATTCCAAAAACAGCAAAATTCTGGACAAAAAAGACTGTCCTTGGCGGCGGAAAACAATATCCTTCAATTGCCCACTGGCGCGAAAACATTCCCTTGACAAATGAAAATAGCATAGTAGATTGCGGGGAATTCTGGAAAGACAAAGAGAGTTTTTACTTTTATAAGTGACATGTATCACCACCTAGACAGCACCAAGAAAAAAATCATTGGCCGAAAATTCCTTTCCGCCGAGAAACTAAACGATTCAACTATTCGAATTATATGCGAAGACGGATCATTTGATGTGACAGTTGAGGGAGATTGTTGTTCGACTTCGGTGTTTTATGATCTTGTGGTGCCTCCCGAATGCATTGGAGAAGAGATTCGAGATTTAATTGAGAGAGACGAAGACTCATATAATAGGGTTTGCCGAGAACCAATACTCTCGGAAGAAGAGGTGTTTAAGAAAGGTTTCCCAGAAACTTGCTACATGGACTGCTTAAGAATTTGGGACGTTATCTTGAAAACCAAGAGTGGCGAAATTATTCTTCGCCACGTCAACAACTCCAATGGTTATTACGATGGATACACAGACTACCGATTTAACTAACATGCAAGACACCACATCCGATACCCCATCAACACAGCCGATAAAAGAAATCCCGCTTGAGGAATGCAGAGCTTCGACAGAAAATTACGTCAATGGACCACTCAAACTCGAACGAGACGAGTTTGGCCTCCTAAAAAATGTCAATTACAAGTTCACACCAGAAGGATGGGTTGATTGGCGCTCCATGATCGACCCCAAATTTTTGTATCCAAACAAAGACTGGTTTGAAGCTCGTGGTCTGGAAGTCCCAGATTCTATTGATGTACTAGAGGATGCTCAATTGCTTATTCAACTCGGCGGAATTAAAGAATTGGCCAGATTGAGAGGATTCTTAGGTGTAAGCTACGAACTTACTCATATTAATGAAAAAACTGTTGCGGCCCAATGCACAATCGACTGGATTCCTAACTATGAAAATCCAAACGGAGTAAGATTTGAATCAACCGCCAACGCTACCACCGAAAACACCAATGGTTTTGGCGCGAAATTCCTAGAAGCTATCGCCGAAAATCGAGCTTTTGTTCGGGCCGTTCGTAATTTCCTCAATATTCATATTGTTGGAGCAGACGAAATGGACAAGAGCAAAAACAAAGTGGCCGAAATTGAAGAGACCGCGCAAACAGTTGTTTCCCTTACGGCTCAAAGCTCTCTTGAAAAACAAGCTGCCAACGCTGGTTTCAAAACTTTTGAAAGTTTCCGCGCCGATTTTCTTGATCCTCTAGCAAAATCTGGTGGTTATACTCCTGCCAAAAAGCCAGAAAACAAGTGGAAAACCTACGCCGAAATCCCCGCCGATGAGTGCCGTAAGATCATTACTCTAATCAAAAAGAACAAATGAAACACTGGAACTTTTTTCTGTCTTTATTTTTACTTTTGGCCGTGTTTTGGCTTGGCTATATAGAGCTTTCTAAGACCAAACTAGAAATTGACCAATTTCGCCCAAAGATTGAAATTAAATCTTTGATGGATGAGCCTTTAAACTTCGGAGCACCACAAATTCCGCCGCTGTATTTGCCGCCAGACAATACGCCGTTTTTTGATCCGCATTCTCCAAACTCTGCCGATGGTAGTAAAAGCAACCAATCCAGCCGAGTACCTAAAAATTCTTGACGATTTGGGGGAATTATTTTTGGCCGAAAATCAAACAATCGGCCATCTTCTTCCAATCAAAAAAGAATCCTTGGCTCAGATAGCAAACCCTCAGTTGCTAACATGGACTTATCACGTTTGGGCGAATAAAAACGGCGAAAAGTATGACGGATTGTTGATATTTGTGGCCGACAATAATGTATTATTCGGCGAAACTATATGGACAGAACTACTTTGGCTATCGAAAGAAAGTTTTTCGGGCACAAAAATGTTGAAACAAGCTCTTGACTTTGGCAAAGAAAAAGGCTACAAGTATTATGCAATGGGCCGAACCGCCCGAAATTCAAAGCAAAGCCTAACAAGATTCTATAACTCAAGAAATTTACAAAAAGACGGGGAAATTTATATCGGAAAACTCTAAAATGTGGCCTTTTAAATCCAAGAAACAACCAATCCTAAGAGTCTTGTCGGAAGAATTTTTAGGTTATCGAATGGAGCCGTGTTATGGCGCTGGCGGAGAAGGGACAGATGTTGATACTTTTGCTCATTACGCCGTCACATATGAAAACGTAGAAACGGGCGAAAAAACTATTCAAAAAATAACAAGACTAGCATGATCAAACTAATCTCAATCACCAAACCCCTTGTTGAGGGTATCGAAACAGCAAATGACCTAATTGCTTACTGTGCTCGCGTTTCCTCTCCTCAAAATCAACTAAACACTGAAACCGCCGACAAGCTATTGAGATACTGTCTTAAACACAAGCACTTCTCAATATTTGAACAGGTATCGTGCGGATTCGAGATTGAAACTACAAGAGACATTGGGCGGCAGATTTTGCGTCACAAATCTTTTTCGTTTCAGGAATTTAGCCAACGATATGCTCAAGCGGCGGAAGAGCCTATTTTTAGGGAATGTCGCTTGCAAGATAAAAAGAACCGCCAATCAAGCCATCCAACCAATGATCTTGCTACTGTTGATTGGTGGACAGAGGTTCAAGATACCACATGGAGCGATGCTTATGCTAATTATGAACAGGCTTTGGCCCTTGGCATTGCCAAAGAACAAGCCCGCGCCCTTCTACCAGAAGGCATGGTTAAAACTCGAATGTATGTTACGGGGTCACTCAGGTCTTTTATAACGTGGATTATGGTTCGCGCTGGTAAGGAAACACAAAAAGAACACCGCGATATTGCTAAATCCGCCGCCGCGATTCTTGAAGAACATTTCCCCTTCTTGAAAGAGGTGTTTCAGCCAATTTACAGTAGCGATTATTCAGCAGAAAGTTAATATACAACATGAGAAAATCCACCGCCAAAACTCTTCGCAAAATCGCCAATCACGGAGGCGTAAACGAAATCACCCGCCGAGTCTATCGCCGCCTCAAGAAGAGTTATAACGCTCTAAATAAGGCTGAAAAAACAGCTTTCATGGTAAACGCCAAGCAAATGTTGGAGCCAGTTGGAGTTTAAGACAGAATTAGAGTCTTCCACATTCCAGACTGAACGGCCATAAACTTTTGGCCGCTGTTTCCAATCTGATAACACAGGAATCCATCAAACGGCGTCCCTGTTGGTGTAACCAATCCAGAGAAATACCCCGTTCTCTGCTCAAAAGTCATTCGCGGCGGATAAAACCCGCTTAGTCCATAGAGACTGTTAACGGCAAAAACGTTTTGAGCAATCATAGAAGGGTTCGGTGGAGTTTATAAGTTCCATTTGGATTTTGAAGTTGGGCCATCAGATAAACAAATCCAGTGCCGCGAGTGTAGTCTGAAATACCTGTTCCACTGCCAGAAACTAAAAATCTGACAAAATTTCCAGTATCATTAGAGGCATATTCGGAAACAGAAAGTCCAGAAACGCCCGAAATGTTACTCAAAGTGTTGTCTGTGATCAAAATTTCTCTTGACGAACAAAATCCAGAAGCGTCAGAAACTTGGGCCAGATATTTCATTGTTCGGAATGGGTAAGTTTCTCTTTGGCCGACACTAGAATCAAGTTCTGAATTGTAGAAATTACCAGTGACAATATTGCCAGAAATGTTCGCGACAACATCTAAAATATTATAAGACGTTCCAGTGATTTCTCCCGTATGAAGCGTTTGCAAACAATACACGCCGTCATCTAGCAATACAACTGCCCTGCCAGTTAGATTATTTACAATTTGAGGTTCGGCATTTGTGCCAACCATTAGGCCGCTTGTTGGAGAAGTGTAAAAAACACCCGACCCAAAAGAATCATATGGTAAAATTTTATAATAATAGTAAGACCCAACTGGCTGCTCTCCTTCGTTAATAGCCAGTATATGGCTTTGCTTTTGTTCGAAAACACTTATACTTTTCAGCATATTTGATCCCACTCCAGTTCCAGTAACGGGAGTAAATCCAGCATTTGAACCAGAATAAATTTCAAATTTTGTTAAATTATACCAGTTATGACCGCTCATATTGAGCGAAATATCAATTTTTCCAGTATAAGTCCCAGAGCCAAGAACATTTGTTACTCCAGAAATGGTGGCTGGATTATGGTAAATTTTATATACTCCGCTTGATTGAGAGGGCGGACTTGTTTCTTTTAGCTTAAAAACAATGGAATATTCTCTTTTAGGAGAGCCGTTGAAAGCTGTTGAATTTTTTTTCTTCGTGAAAGTGTATGTTGGGCCGATTATGTTTGTTTCAAAGTTTCTTCCATTTGGAGCTATTGTTCCGTTTGTATATGTAACGTCTATATCAAAATACAAATTATTCGCTCCGCCGTATTGACTTTTTGATGAAACAGTCCTGTTGTATTTATCAATTACCGCAAAAGTGAATTTAGGGTCTTTTGTGATAGAAACACCAGAACCTCCACCTATTGCTGGCGGAGATGCAGAATCATAATTTTGGTCGAAAGTGTACATTATCCGATAGTTATGTTAGCTATATAAGGAGAAATTAAAGCCTGAGTTGTGAAAGCGTTAATGCTGCTTGTAGATGATTTCGAGGAATATCCCAAAGAAGGAGTTTTGGCCGTTACTGTTAACCTATAATAACCTAATTGATTTTGATCGTAGTAAATGACATTCTGGCCAGTTGTTGTTCTAGAATCTTTTGATCCATTTGGCCGCGTTAATGTTACAAAATAATTTTCCGCTCCAACGGATTGATTCCATGATCCAGAAATATCCAAAGAGCCATTAAAATTAAAATCACCAGTAGTAAATTCTTGGATTTCTGGAGAATCCAATTGGTAATTTGAAGAAGAAGATGTTTGAATTGTTTTTGGCCGTTGGATAAAATCATACGCTCCAAAAAAGTCATTTAAATTTTGGGCGCTTTCGATTTCGGCAAATTTTCCAGAATTGAATTTAATGCCAGCGACTTCAAATTCATTAACATTGACCTCTTTTATAGAGACAACTTTATAAACATCTTTATTTTGTCCAGAAAGAGAAATTGAATATGGTGTTCCAACTTGAACTCGATACAAGAAATCAAGATTTTTGTTGTCGTATGTTGGAGATTCATAACACCCGCCAGTCGCCCAAGTTCCAGTCGGTTTTGAAAGACCGCTACACCCAGAAGTGACTATTCCACTGGAAGAGATTGACCTCATATACCAAAATTGACCACTTCTGGATAAAGAGTATCCTGTTGGAGTTCCAACCCCTATATAATAATTATAACCATTAAAAGTTCCATTTCCAGAATAAAGGCCAGTTCTTCTTCCTACCAAACCTGTTTGAGTTATTCCAGTAAAAGTCAAAAGGTCATAAGAAACTTCTGGCCCAATGTAAATATTACTGCCAAAACTTGGAGAATTATCATAACCAGTAACTAGAAAAGTTTGGACATGAGGCACATCATTAGCATATAAATCTTTGAATGTAAGTCCTCCGCTATATTGAGCAATGCTTGAATATTCAGAAAAGCTTTTTTTGCCAGTTGGAGCAAGCAGAGTAATCTCTTTTAATTGAGAAGATGGGTCGAATTTTTCATCAATATAGACCCTTCCTTCGGTTGGATAAATTCCACGAACTTTGCCGAAGTTTCGCTGCATTGTTTTTAGTTCGTCATTAATCGAAACTAAATTTCCAGGCCTTAAATAAAGAGCGTCAGTTCCAGCCACGAATGAAATGCTTTCATTTTCATCTGTTGTGCCGAAAATAATATGTTGGCCGAAACGGTTAGCGGCACTTTTTGATGTTATGCCAAAAGACTCAACAGTTGTTTTTAATACACCTCGTTTACGAATACTGTCATTATTTTCGACATATTCAATTTTTTGTTTGAAATCGTCATTTTCGTCATTATAAGAGACTTCAACTACGTTAAACTCTTGGTCGCGACGAGAGGATGAATATGCGAAAGAACCGTCCTTAACATTAATGTTGGAAAATTCAAAAACTGGAATTTTTAACCTGTCATCAGCGAAATTAATCTCTGAATTTGAATAGAAAACACTCCCCCTAAAAGAATTAGCGACAGCATTGATTGTTTGGTAAACGTCAGTTTTATCACCAAGGATTAGATTTGTCGAATATCTTGGCTCTTTTCCGCCAAAAGAATTTGGGACGCCCTGAAATATTCCGTTTGCATCAACAGCATCACAGAAGCGTCCAATCTTGTAGAGTTCCCAAACATTGATTTGGTCAGGGGAAACAAAGTTTCCTAAACCATATTCATAATCAATTAGCAAATCAAACAAAATCCAAGCAGGATTATCTGTCCATCCTTCTTTGAAAGTGCCGTCCCAATTTCCTTTGTAGATTTCAAGATCGCTATTAGATGCAGCGTCAAAATCACTTGATGTTCTATATCGTCGCTTATCTCTACCGTCTGGCCTTAATGGAAAGTAATTACTAGGAATTAAAACTCTTTTTAGCCTCGCATCATATGAGCGAGGAGGAATTTGAGAGATGTTTCTGGAGTCAATTTTAGTGCCAATAATTGTTGATCCAGGATAAGAAAAAGCCGTAGAAATAATTTCTGTAACTTTTTCTAATGAAATTTCTTTTCGGATAAGAGTAGAAGAAGTTTCAAAAGTTGTTCTCGTCACCCGAACAAATCGTTTTTGGCCGTTTTCTCCAGTTGGCAAAATGATTGGAGTTGAAGCATTAATTTCTCCAGTAGTTTTAGTCGCCGCCAAAAACTTATATTTAGATAGAATAGCTGAATTTTCTTCACGACCAATATCAATCAAAACAGGAGAGTCGGCGATTCCAATTACTTGATAAATTCTTTCCTCAATAGAAGACAAAACATCTTTCCCAAAAGAGTCTTGAAGGCCAATTTCAACTTTAAATCTAACAACTGTTGGTATTTTTGTTCCAGCTTGGACAGAGCCGATTCCTTCTGGGGCCGAGTCTATTTGAATAGTGTCCGATAAAGCGCGAACAGCCATAGTAAGATACACTCTATCGACATTGGAGTTATCAATAATATGAGTAATCGGTATTGCCTGTTCAATATAAGAAGTCTTATTGTTTCCAGCGTAAGATGAGAAGTTTTTACTGCTACGAATGTCTGTTGACCCTTCGTTTGGAATTGCGCCGCTCAAGGGAAACTCTGTTGTGCCACGAATGTTGTAGCCAGTATCATCTCCGAAATTAGAGATTCTAAACACATCATTTGCGACATTGAATGGGCCAGGAAGTTTTATTCCATACTCTTTTGAGATATAAACCCTGTCAAAATAAGCTAATGGAGGCTGCAAATCATCACCAGCCCTAAATTCAGCCAATACATTATTATAATTGTATTTTTCGTTGTTGAAATTAACAACAGAAATTTTTGTTAGATTTTCAATTATTGCTTGAATTGAATTTTCAAGAGGAAAATTCTCCCCCTTAAATCCAAAAATAATAATAGACCCAGCAAGCTCAAGAATGGTGGAGCTTGTTTTTTTAACATAAGTCAAATCTAAATAAGACGGCGCTCGGTATCGGCGCTTTGTTTGAGCCTCATTTATCTCTATTTTTTCGTAAACTTGATTAAAAACATCTTCAACAAGAACAGTATTAGTGTAATTGTCAACGGTAAAATCGCTCGTTGTAGAAATTTCTTTAGGAGTCGTCTGAAATGTTACGAGAGTGCTTCCACAATGACTTGTTTCATTTTCATTATAAGGATCGCCCAAGTTGATTTTCAAGGCAAAAAACGGATATTCTTCATCAGAAGAATCAACAAAATTTGGGAAAAGGTCATTTTTAATATCAACCCATGATTGATAATTATAACGAAGCATTTTTTGAGACGCAACCTTTGATGCATCTTCTCCGTAAATAGACGGATTCGCCGAAACATCTCTTAGCAAATCAACGCTTTGATAAACGCTTTTGGCAATATCATCTCGCTCCCATGTTATTTCAAACATGTTTTCGCGCAAATATGGGTCTGGACATTCAAAAGCGTTACCAGAGTTTCCAACATAGGAAATTGGAGAATAACTTAAACAATAATAAGGATCATTTACTGATTGGTATTTTCCAAAATATGATCTAGTTTTATAAATCCAGCTTCCGTTTCCAGTTGAAGCTGGATAAACAGTTGAGTTTAAATCGAGAACTCCAGTGAAAGTTGCTTCATTAAATTCTCCATCGGAATACCATTTGCCGCTCAACTTTCCACCGATGCCAGTAATAGAGTAGTCAGCTTTTTCGACAGAAGAATCTCCAGTATAATTAACATCTATGCTTTTTTTAACTGGAACATCGTCAATATAAATAGCTTCAAATACTCTGTTGCCTTGGACGTATTGGCCATTTTGATTTACAAGACCATCAATTGGACCATCTGAAATCAAATCAATAGTTTCTGCGTAAGAATATGACGCCAAGCTTTGCATTTTGCCAAGCTTTGGCGGTTGCAATTCAGCAGGAGGAGGGGCGGGAGGACTTCCTCCTTTTTTTTTGCCAAAGCCGCCGCCTTGAATAGATAGTTTTTTTAATAAATGATTCACAGTTCTTGATTATGGACGATTGACATATGCGAGCCTCCTTGTTGGGCGTTTTGACTGGCAAATTCGTCAAAAGTGGACATGCTATTTGGATAACTTTTAACGTTTTCTTGGATAATGGCAGAACCGACTCTCATTCTCCCATAGCCGAGAGGCACGGGCGAACCTTGAAAAGCAACGTTTTCCCTGTTTGAGAACATGAAACTTTTACT